CTTGATCCCGCGAGCAGCGCGGGTCGAGAGGATACCGACGTAGCGGCCGTTCTTGAACTTCGGGCACTTGAGGGTGCCGTGGAGCCGGTCATGGATGCGGCGCAGGTCCTGGATTTCCAGGTTGCGGTCGCTGAGCGAGTCAGCGCTGCCGTCCGTGACGAACTCGCCACCCGTGGACAAAGGGGTGTACTTGTACGGGGTCAGCTGGAGGGCGTCCGCGCACATCTTGTCCATCGTCAGGCTGATCTGATCGCGCAGGGCCTGCTGGAACGGGTCCATGATGTTGAAGTGCGTGAGATGCTGCTCGAACTCCGTGATCGGTATCTTGTAGCCCCACTGGCTCACGGAGACCGACTTGGTCTCGATTGCCGGGCGACCGCTCGGGAGCGACGCATCGACCTCGTTGACACGAGTGGCGAGCGGCAGCTTCATGATGCGGGTGATGGTGACCGTGTCACCCTTCTTCTTGCCGAAGCCGGGCTCAGTCCGCATGAACTTCATGAACTGAGTGTCGGCAATCGCCTCACGGCGGATGTCGCTCGACAGGGCGTGGTTCCGGTAGGTGCCGGTCGGAGCGTGGAAGGTCCAGGACATGGGGGTGCCCCCTGTTGTATCGGGCCCCGTCCGATGGGGTCCGTGTACACTCTCAAGGGGGTTCCGTCAAGCTCCTTGAGTCAAGGGCCAAGGGGTGAGGGGGGCCGGGATTAAACCGACATCTCCCACAAGTCTGCCGTGGGTGCTCTAAGTTGGTTGAGCTATCCCCCTCAAAGAGGAGCCGGGGCGGGCTTCGAGACCCGCATTGCCGCCTTATCGCTGCGGCTGCTTACTTAGCAGACCCGGCAAAGAAGTCGGGGGCCCCCGGACGGGGATCGAGGGCCCCCCTGAGGCCGGCCAACTTAGTGCCGACCCCAGAAACCGTCAGTAGATGCCCATCTTGCGCTGGATGGCCTGTAGGTCGCCCAGCATATCGGCGCCGCCCTCGGGCTTGTTGCCCGCAGAGGCCTTGCCGCCCGACTCTTGGCCCCCAAAGATGCCCGCAGTCCGCCCATCATCATCGTTCTCGGAGGGTTTGGCGCGCGAGGCAGGGGTCAGAGGGCCTTCATCGTCAGGCTCGACGAGCTTCCCGAACTTGGTGTGCATCTCCTTGGCCACATCCGCGAAGAAGAGGTCGCGCGAGGCGCCAAAGTAGCGGTTCATGTCCATCCCGGCCTCTTTGGCCTTGGCGGCCACCTTGCTGGAGACGGTCTCAACGAGGTCCTCGAAGGGCGCCCAGTCCGGGTAGGCCTTGGAGAAGCCCTCCCAGAGGCTGTTCACCTGCTCGGCCTGCTTGCGCTGAGCCTCCGCCTGCTGGCGCTCGTAGGCGCGGGTCGCGTCGAGGGCCGCATTGATGCGCTCCTGCATGACGCGGGCGTGCTCTTCGGGGTTGTCGAGCTGGTTGGGGATGCCGGTGAGGTCCACCCGGGTCAGTTTGGGGTCGATCTGCTGTCCCTGGTTCCCTGGTTCCCTGGTTCCCTGCCCAGGAACGGACAGCGCGGAGCGCCGAACCTGCTCCTGGAGGTCCTGATTGGTGCGCTCCAGTGCGTTCAAACGCTCCAGGAGGGCCGCTTCGGAGGCCTGCTGGGTCCGCTGAGGGGCTTCCTGGGGGTTCAGGGAGCGCCCATGGCGCTCAAAGTGGGCGAAAATGTCGTCTGCAGCCGGTTCGGCCTCAGCTTTGGGCTTCTTGCGTGCCATCTAGGGGCTCCCGTCAAGGTTCAAGGGTCAAGGAGCGCATCTAGGCGCTCCAAGGGGGCCCTGTCAACCCGGGAACTTGTGGGCGTCAGCGATGGCGATCTTCTTGCGGGCCCGGAGGGAGCGCGCCAGGCGCTCGATGGCCAGGTACTCGGCCCACAGCTGGAGCGCCATCTCCTGGGTGAGGGTCCCCGAATTCGATGACTGCATGGCCTGGGCGGTCACGCGATCCTTTGACCGGCTCAGCTCAGCCTCGATGTAGGGCATCGCCGCCTCCAGGACGGGCAGCGACATCACGGCAGACTCGGCTTGGACGAGGACGCTCACTTGGCAACTCCCATGGACTTGGCGATATCGGCCATCTCGCGGACGGCACCAGCCCCGGCGTTGGTCGGAGGGGGCGCGCCACCCCCGGGCATGCCCATCTGCTGGGCCTGTTGCTGGGCCTGCTGGAACTGGCCCATCACGTCCTTCATCATCTTCTCGCGCTCGGACAGGGCGATCTTCGACATGTCCACGTCCGACAGCTCGAACAGGAGCTTCACCATCTTCGACATGTCCGCAACCTGCAAGAAGGCGGCAAGCAGCTCCTTGGACTGGGCCAGGTACTGGGTCAGCTGCAGGAGGGCCTTGAGCATCCGGTTCTTCTGGATCAGCGTGGAGATGCCCTGGGCCTGGAAGGTGATGGGGCGGGAGATCAGCTCGCGGCGACGCTGGTAGAGGGCGTCGAACATCTGCTCGCCGGCAGCGGCCCGGATCATGGTGTCTTCTTTGGTCACATGCTGCAGGCCGGTCTTCCACACGAGGTCGAGCGTCGGGTTGAGCCAGCGCGCCTCGATGGTCTGGGCGATGGAGCGGATGAGGGCGCTGGAGGACTCCTGGGTCTGGCTGATCTCCGTGGCGCTGGTCCGGCTCTTCGGGGCGAACTGGCCGAGGCCGACCTCGTTGATGTCGGCTGCTTCGCGCAGCTCGTTCTTCATGGAGTTCCAGACCGTGAAGGACTCGGGCGGCAGGGTGCCCAGGTCGATGGCCTTGAGCACGTCCTCGGCACGGACACCGTCCTCGGCCTGGAGGAGCATGTTGGGGGTGATGCCGCCAGCGATGGCCTCGGGGTTCAGCAAGTAGCCGGGGACCGTCACAAAGGCCTTCATGCTCGACATCTGGACGGCATCGAGCAGGAGGTTCGTGAGGTTGTTGAAGACCTTCGCGACCGAGCCGAAGTCCTCCATGTAGGTCCGGCCGTAGACCGAGAAGGGCGCAGAGACCAGGGGGGCGTAGACCATCCAGTCGCGGCCGTGCCAGTAGGGGTTCTTCTCGGGGCCCCGAATGAGGAATTGCCCATTGCCCACGACCATGAGGGCGTCCTCGGCGAGGACCTCGCCGTTGTTGCCGACGACGGTGCCGATGTACTCGTCCATCTGGATGGGCTGGCGGGTCGAGGAGAGGTCGTGGCCGTGGCCCGAGGCTTCCTCCATGCGGCGGCGGGTCTCGCCGTCGATGTAGGTGACCATCTGCTCGATGGCCTGGAGGTTGTAGATCGGGCTGCCCTGCTTGTCCTTCATGCGGGCCATGGAGCGCAGCTCGTGCTTGTCCAGCTCGATACGGCGAACGCGGTACAGATTGCGGTAGGTCGGGTCGAGCCAGACCATGCGGGGGTCGGTGGTCTCGATGGCGACGCGGCCGTTCTTGTAGTCATCGCGCCAGCAGACCGAGGAGCACATCGCCATGATGGCGCCCTGCTTGCACTGCTCCTCGAACACGGCGGGGAACCCCAGGCAGGTACCCGTTTGGTTGCGCCCGGAGACCGAGAGCCACACGTCGGTCATGTTCTTGATGGCGCCGGTCATGTCGCCTTCGCGGTCGGCCGGGTCCGTGACCGTGTAGAAGCCCTTCGGGCCGGTGACCAGCGCTTCCTTGAGGGCGGCGGCGAAGCGGTCCACGAAGGTGGGCACCTCGGGGAGGGTCTCCTGGGCCTGCCAGGAGGCCTTCCCGGCCATGTCGAACCGGTTCCAGTAGAGGTGGAGGTTCTCCTCCCACTTGTCGTCGCGGTTGTTGAGGCCGCCCTTGCGCGCGTTCTGGGCCTCGTGGAGGTAGCCCTGGAGGATGGGCACGATCTCCCGCGAGTTCTCGTCGCTGGGCCCCGTGAGGGTACGCTGGTCCCCTTCGGCGGGGGCGCCGTATGCGGCCACTGGGACCTCCTAAGTTAGTGGCGCTGGGCGCACATGATGGCGGTGAGGTCGGAGTTGGTGCCGCCCGTAGTGATAATGCGGTAGTAGCGCCAGCCAGTCTGCATCTCGCCTTCCCCACCATCAGTGGTAAGGGACTCGATAGTGACCCAGTTGGTTCCGTCGTTGGAGCCCTGGAAGCTGAGAGTGGCGCTGCCCCAGGTTCCGAAGGCCTGCCAGGACAGGCTGAAAGCTATGATCCTACCAAAGGACACCTTGGTGCCGGTAGCCGTGCCGCCGGTCGCGGAGGTGTCCCAGGTCGCGATCTTGAAGCCGTCGTCGGTCGAGACGAGGGATGCGACTGGTGCCGATGCTGCGTCTGCCATGCTAGCCTCCGAGCTTCGATCCGTCCCGGACTGTGCCTGGGGGGACCGGCTTGCCTATGCGGAACAGCGCGTCAGCCGCGCCGCTCCCTCGGTTGCCAAAGTACCCCCCTTGGGTCGGCTTGTCGAGGGAAGCTCCTTGACCGATGGAGACCTTCTTCTGGGAAGCCCCAAGGGGGTAGAGGATGGCGGCCCCATAGGCGAGGGCGTCGCCGGGGTGCGAGTGCATGTTCTTCTTGGGGACGGTCGAGACCAGGCCGGTGCGGGCGATGTTGTAGTGCCAGCCGCCTCGGAGGGCCTGCCACACGGCGCCAGCGCGCTCGCGGTCTACCTGGACGAGGCCCCGACCCTGGATGGTCTTGGCGAGCACCGCGCAGAGGGGGTTGATGCGCTCAAGGGGCTTGACGGGGCCAGAGCGCCACATGCCGCCGATCTCCTTGCGGAGGTGGCGCACGGCGCTGCGGTTCACGCTGGTCTGCTCGCCGGTGAGGCCGGCCGGGTCACCGATGTGGCGGAACTGTATCTTCAGTGGAGCGTACCGCTCCGCGATGAGGGGCTTGACCAGATCGTCGATAAGCTCGGCGACACCGATGCCATCTCCAACCATAGCATCGAGAACAAGCCATTGGCCCATGGGAGTCCTCTGGGTGATGATGCAAGTTGGGTTATGTCCGAAATCCCAACACATGACAGCCTCAAGGCGTGGGATTGGAGTAAGGCCGATGGCGAGGTGGATGCGATCATTCCATTGCGGGGTGACAGCCTTACCCTCCAACTGGAACCCAAAGTCACCCTCAACGAACCTTCGGATGAGGTCTGGCCGGTGGGACCATGTGCTGCGGAGCTGGGCATAGTAGTCCTTCGGTAGGTGAAGCACGTTCTCGGGGATGTTCGGCTGCCAGAGCCGGAAGTCCTTGTCGGCCTGGGTGACGAAGCGCCGGTAGGTCCAGTGGCCCTCGTCCGGGTTGTTCTCTGCGAGCTTCGCGCAGTACCACTTCATGCCAGGTTGCCTGAGGCGCGACAAGCCAATATCGAAGACCATCTCGTCCACGCCAGCGGACCCCACGGCGGGGGCGGGCTCATCGATCCCGAAGCCGGCAAGCTCGCGGGACATCAGCTTGGTGGCGTCGTTCTGGTCGTCCATGCCCATGAAGATGACCTCGCCCTTGGCCACACCCTCGGCCCAGGTGAAGGTCTTCTTGGTCGCGTTGTACTCCCCGTACACACCAGGGGGGAACCACTGGAAGAAGGTCTTCTGGGTGGTGCCAACGATGTTCTCGAAGGTGTCGCGGATGAGGGCCCAGGACGCCCCGGGGTTGTGGCGCGTATGGTAGAGGGCGCCCCAAGCGAGCGCCGTGCTCTTGCCTTCGCCCATGCGGCTTGAGAAGAGGTCGGCCTTGGCGCGCGACTCGATGAAGTTACGCTGGACCGGGTTCGGGTTGAACTCCGTCTTGTGTAGAGTCGCCACTCTTCTGCTCCTTGGCTCTTGCACGCCGCTCGCGCATATAGGCGTTCACGCGCTCTGACTTGGCACGCTTCTTCTCTTGGAGCAACCGTATTTGGGCTTCCTTGTAGGCCTGGTCGGCCTCCGTAAGGGCGATACGGGGGATCAGAACGCGCTTCTGGGGGCCCACCTTGGGCGGTGGCGGCTTGCGGATGCGCTTGTGGCGCGAGAGGTTGCCCCGGGGGAGGTTCTTGGGTGCCAGCTCCGCGTCCTCCATGGCTTGGACCTCGGCCATGGGCATCTGCACGGAAGCAGCGAGCTGGTAGATGTTCGGATGGTCCTTGGTGCCGGCGCCTGCGGCGCCACCCATGTCGAGCGAGGTGTTGATCTGGATTGGCACGGTGACATCCAGGGCTGCCTTCTCAGAGAAGACCTTGGGGTTGCGCTTGGCGATCATCCAGCGGACCCAGTTCGAGAACATGTCGAGCGCCTTCATCTCGGCGGGGGTCCCGGCCTTCTTCAGGGCGAAGCGCAGCTTGTCCGTGACCTCGTCTTCGAGCACGAACGCCGACACTTCGCGCGCAGCGGCGAAGGCCGTGGCGACCTCGACGTGGCGCATCACCCAGACCAGGAAGAGGGCCTTGGGCGGCATGCCGGGGTCGCGCTCGATCTCCGCCAGGGTCCGGCCGAAGGCGATACCCTCGCAGACGGCGAGGGCGGCCTTCTGGTCGAGCGGGTCGTCAAGCGTCCAGAGGCGATCCGTTAAGGCTGGCAGGGTCATGGTCGGGCCACTTGCAGGTGAGGGTCACGGGTTCGTCGTCGCCGGTCAGCGGGGCGCTTTCAGAGGGGGTCGTGTTCTCCAGCTCCCAGACCCACTGCTTGGGGCCAATCTGGCGGGAGCGGGCGACGCCCTCCTTGGCGCGCTTCATGGTACGGTCGCTTATACCGGCGCGGGAGCCAGCGGCCAACACGTCGAGGGAGGGCTTGGGTCCGTCGCGCAGGTAGTCGTGGATGAACTGCTGGGCCTTCTTGAGGCCCTTCGGGACGCGGCTGGAACGGGCCTTGGCGGCCTCCAGGTCCTCGTCATAGGGGCCGCGCCACTTCAAGATGCCGTGATCGTTCAGAGGGTCAGAGTGCCCGACGATCTCGTAGGCCATGCCGACGCGGGTCTCCTTGACGTTGCCCTTCATGCGGGTGATGAAGCGGGTCTTGTCCTTGGCTTCGATGACGCCGACCTCCGAGCGGCAGGCGCCAGTGAAGTCGATGGAGCCCATGCCGCTGTAGAGACGGGCGTCGCCTGCGGCAGACTTGCGGCGGTGGCGCACTATGACCATAGCGCAGCCGGTCTTGAGGCAGATGGCGCGCAGAAGCTCGGTCCAGGGGCGGGTCTCGTTGGCTCGGTGCATGTCCACGGAGGCGCCGATCCAGGCTTGCAGGGGGTCCACGATGACCATGCCGATCTGGCGGTCCTGGATGAACTCGAACATGTCTTCTGCAGAGGGGCGGTCGATGGTTCGGACCGCGTCGGTGATCCAGACGCGGGTCATGTCGGCTCCCTGGTTCTCCAGGCGCCAGACGATGGTGTCCTCGGCGTTGTCTTCGCCGTTCATGATCCAGCAGGAGGTGGGCGGTTGCGACTCGCTGGTCCCCGGGAAGGGCAATCCGCGCGACAGGCGGGCTACCAGCTCGCAGACCAGCGTGGATTTACCGATACCGGGGTCGCCGGTGAGCAGGTTGAGGGCTCCTTTGACCAGGTAGGGCTTCCAGAGCCACTGGATGGGGCGCTTCTTGATGCCGTCGGAGCGGCGGATCACGAATTTGGAGGCGTCAGGCGGTGCGATATGCTCGGTAGACCCCGTCATGGTGTATCCTTTTGGTGCAAGGAGGGGTGTCATAAGGCCAAATCCCTAATAAAGCAAGGATGCTGGCATCCTGAGGCGCTATGACGCACCTAGAGTGCTGCTCACCCACCTTGGGGTTCGCACTCGGGGGTGGGGTGACAGGTGCACAAGGACACTTAGGGGGTTTGGCACGGTGTCATAGGACGAGAAGCAGGCCTGGAGATGATCGCTCGCTACGCTCGCTCTGCTCTGGCCCCCTACTGCAGGCCCACCGCAGGTGGCCAAGGGGCTCTTATAGGTAAGTTGGCACCCTGCCACCCCTCCGAACGTCGCTTACGCTCGCGTATTTGTACTAGCAGGAGGAGGACCCCTGCTCGCTAGAACCGAGCCAGGGGGGACTCCGCACATTGCCTTGGCACTCTGAGGCCTATTACCGGCTACTACCCAGCGCGCTCCCCCTACTGACCAGCGTTCAGCAGGATAGTTGCGCGGTTGTGTGAATTCTTGCGCGACACCTTGCGCGATTGGCTGGACCGCGCGACCCGCC